CTTAATCAGAAGGGAAGTCCTGCAATTTATACGGATACTTTTGCAAATAGGCCTGCATTTGGATTTGCAGGAAGATTATTTATTGCAAATGATACGGCGGCAATATATGAAGATACTGGGACGTCCTGGGTATTAATAGCCAATGTAAGCAGCGGCGCGGGTACTTTACAACAGGTTACCACAAACGGCAATACGTCAAATGTAGGTATATCAGTAACGGCGGGCGGAGTAAGTACAAATAGCGCAACAATTACAAGTTTAACACAAGGATCAATTCCATTTGTTGGTGCCGCTGGGTTAATTACTCAAGACAATACCAATTTATTTTTTGACGATACTAATAATAGATTAGGGATTAATACAAATACGCCTACAAATAATCTAGACGTACACGGTAGCGGCACAATTCCAATAATTGCTATAAATAATACGGCTGGTAATCAATCATTAATTGGTTTTGCAAAAAATTCTACTGCAAAGTGGCGCATTGGTAATAGTTCAACAGATACTTTCGACGTATTAAATGTTGGTTTAACTACCAATGCAATAAGTATAAATAGCGCTAGCAATTGCGTTTCTTTTTTAGCAAATTTATTGCTTAAACAAGGTACAGGCTTTCAATCAATTGCTACTTTTAACGGCATAGCTTGTGACGCTGGCGGTTTCTTTTTTAGTTTAGGAACTTCAACAAATACTTCTTATTTAAATTTTATAGGTTTAACGGCTGCTAGAACTTTTACATTCCCAGACGCTGCAGGTACTTTGGCATTAACTTCAAACATTCCAACTGTAAGCGGCACAAATAATAAAGTTGTAAAATTTACAAGCGCAAGTACAATTGGTGACAGTAATATTACTGATACTGGTACGTTTGTTGGCATTAATAACTCAACGCCTACAACTACTTTAGACGTTGTTGGATCGGGATTATTTAGCGGTTCTTTAACGGCTAATGCTGGAACTTTAAATAGTACATTATCAGTTACAGGTAAAGCAGCATTTAACGCTGCTCTTGGAAGTGAACAAGTACGTATAAATCAAACAACGGCTAACAATTCTGCTCTTTTGGTTACTACAACAGCAATTGCAGCTGGGCAAAGTTATGGTCTAACAGTAGTTGCTGGAACAAATGCAAGTGATAGATCTTTTGCAGTATTTAGTCAATCAAATGCAGAGTATTTTAGAGTTAATGGTAACGGTTTTGTAGGAATTGGAACGGCAACGCCAGCATATTCGTTAGTAATATCAAATGGGGGTACAAATGGATTAGAAATTGATCCTATTACTGGTACAGGTGGCGGAACTGATATATTAAGTTATAATAGGTCAACTGCTTTATATAAGCCAATTACAATGATTGCTAGTTCATATGCTTTTAATACAGGAGCCGTTACAATTCAAAATTTAGCGGGTACAGGATCAAGAGCAGTAATTGCAGACGCAACAGGGCTTTTGTCGGCTCCTGTATCTGATCAAACAGTAAAAGAAAATATACAACCTTTACAATATGGTTTAAATGCAATTATGCAACTTAATCCTATTTCATTTGAATACATAAATGAATATAAAAATTATGGCGAAGGTTTGCAAATTGGTAATATTGCGCAAGACGTAGCAAAAGTAATTCCAGAGGCGGTATTTACAACGCCTTCAACGGGCTTAATGGGTATTAATTACAATCAATTTGATGGAATATACATAAAGGCTATACAAGAATTAAATCAACGAATTGAACTTTTATTATCAAGAATTGAATATTTAGAAAATAAATAATGGATACTAATTTGGAAAATTTATTTTATATAGGATCATTTATCGGAACTATTATTTTTATAGGATCATTTTATGGTACTACAAAAAAAAAATTATCAGAAATAGAGGTCGATATGAAAGAAATAAAATCAGATCGTATCGATATTATCGACAAATTAGCCAGGATTGAAACAAAATTAGATTATTTAAATAAAGAAAAATGAATAACTGGAAAACAACATTGGGGGGGGTACTAGCTGCAAGTTCTGAAGTTATACCCGTAAGTACAGGAATACAGGGCTTAATTAGGGCCATTGGTTTATTATTGCTAGGATGGGCCGCAAAGGATCACTCAAAGAGGTTAAATGACGCAGCAAAATAAAATAATTTTAATAATACTAGGAATTTTGGGTATAACTGCAATTACTAAGGGATCAGGATTGACCAAAGCTTTAAATTTTATAAAAAAAGCGGAAGGGGGATTGTATCTTAAAAGTTACCAGGATAGCGGGGGTGTTTGGACAATTGGTTTTGGAAGCACCTATGACTTTGATAAACAAAGAAAAGTCCAGCAAGGCGATATTATAACGGCAGAGCAGGCCCAAAAATGGCTTGAAATTACAACAAGTAAAGACGCGGCCGAAATTAAAAATTTGGTTAAAGTGCCATTAAATAACAACGAATTGAACGCGCTTATATCTTTTACTTATAATGTCGGTTTAGGGTCCTTTAAAGCTTCAAGCTTACTTAGGTTACTAAATAGCGGCGCTGATAAAAAGATTGTAGCGGATCAGTTTGATAGATGGGTATTTGATAATGGAGTAAAAGTTAAAGGATTAATTAATAGGAGAAAAGCTGAAAAAGACCTATTTTTGAGTTGAATTTGTTTAAGAAGGATTTTCATAGATTTTTCGGGGTGTTTCTACACTCCGATTTTTTTTTGTAAAAAATTAGGTTATATCAAATAAATTATATAATCTTTGTTTATCTATAATCTTTAAACTTAAACAAAATGATCAAAGCTACATTTCGCTTTTTCTATGGAAGCGAAGACAATCGTACATTGTATTCTTATACAATTGAATTAAATTCCCTTTTTTTTACGGCTGCATTTGTTGAAAGCAATAACATTGTAAGTTTTTTACAAGTGGCTGGATGTGACATTTTAGACGTAAAAATTACTGAATGGCCTAATTAGGCCTATTTTTTTACTTAAAATTTAAAATAATGGAATATTCAGCTTACAAGGGTTACACAATTGTATATAACCCTAAAACTAAAATGTACATAATTTATCCTTTTAACCAGGAATATAGATCATTAAAAAGTGCTAAGGCCTGGATTGAATATCTTATTAAATAATCCTTAAAAAAAAATTTATGAAAAGAGATGTAATTACTGTAATTGTTATAATCATTTTGGCCTTATTAGCAGACAGTTTAATAAACTTTTAATGATTAGCAACCCTTTATACCTTGAACTACAAAAAAACGCTTACAAACGCGGATATCAGCCACCTAAAGAGCAAATTTTACTTTCCATCCAGGGGCAAAATATTGGTTCAATACAAAACTATATTATTATAAGCGGGGCTAAGGGCCTATATTAATTTATAGGCCCTTAGCCCTTTATGGATTACCAAAAAGCGGTAAAAGTACTTTTACCACGTCAATAGTTGCGTCTAGCTTTGGAGTATATGACATTTTTGGGATGAAGCTTCAAACGTTACCAGGTCGCAATAAAATTTTATACATTGATACTGAAAGTAGCGAATTTGACTTTTATAAACATATGAGCAGGATTAAAGATGTTGCAGATATTAACGAGTTACCAACATTTTTTGATAGTTTTTGTTTACGAAAGGAAGGCCCTGAAGTAATTAAATTAATGATCCAGGCATATATTGAAAATACGCCCGAATGTAGTGTTATTATCCTGGATGGGCTTCTTGATACAATCGTCGATTTCAATGATATTTTAGAAACTAGAAAATTGGTAAATTGGATTAAAGAACTTACTACTGTAAATAATTTATTGTTAATTGGTATTTTGCATACTGGTAAAAATGAAGGTAAAACTTTGGGCCACCTTGGAAGCAACACGGACCGATGGGCGCAAAGTACTTTATCGGTTAAAAAAGAGGAAAACGGATCCTTTATTTTAGAGCCTAAATTTTTACGATCCTCCGGAGGTTTTAAGCCCATAGAAATACAGTATTCAATTGATGACAACAAGTTTATACAAATTAATTCTTTGCCCGTAAATGAACCTAAAATCAAGCATTTTAGCAATTACACGGATCAAGAGCATAACAATATTTTAAATATTATTTTTGAAAAACAAAAGTATTTTAAATACGAAAATTTAATAACTGAAATATCAAAAATTGAGAATAGAGGTATTAATTTTAGTAAGAGTTATTTAAAGTATTTTAAAGACAAAAACTATATTTCAAAAAATACACAAAATGAATATTTTGACTACCGTAAACAATTTTAAAAACTATAAAAACAAAATTATGACTACAAAACAAAAAGCAAAAGAATTAATAGAAAAATATGATTTAATATTAGAAAATCTAAGTATTTATTCTGAAATAAGAAAAAGATTTGTTTACAAAATTACATTATTAGCAATAGATGAAATTTTGTTTGTTTTAAAGTATAATATTAAAGATTTAACAAGTGATTCTATTACATATTGGCAAAATGTTAAACAAGAAATAGAAAAAATTAAAAATGGAAAATAATGAAAAAAATAAAAATTTGGATCTTTATTTTTTTAATGAGATTATCCTTAAAAATACAAAAAATAAAAAAGAAACTAAGGCAGAAAAAAAAGAAAGAATCAGAATAAGAATGTTAACTATTTTAGATAGTATTCAAAAAAACATAAAAAAAA